GGCTGGTTTGGATAGTGTCCATGTTTTTTAAGATAAATTTCTCTACCACCATACACGTTTTTAGCCCATTGATCTGACTTATTTGCGATAGATGAGTTGTCTATAGCTCCTGGAGCTTCTGTTAAATAGTTCACACTATCAGCAATATCAGCAAACCACCAGAACGGTGGGTGGTAACCAGCTTTGATTATTCTATACGTATGGTCTACATGTTCCCACGCGTTATAAAACGCATCATCTATATAACCAACCTTTTCTAAAACTTCTCTTGTAAAGAAAGAAAACATTGCAACCGTATGTTCATATAGTGCCACTTTTACATCGTCGCCGTAATCGACTATCAGTTTAGGGTTAGGTTCACTATGTTGGTCTAACAGATGTCTATTATGTAAATCGAATTCAATATTTTGTTTACGATTGAAAGGAGATCCTGGTCCGTAATTAAAATGATGAATACCTGATTTTTTATATGCTTGTATATACCTATCAAAAACATTTTCATCCTTAATAATCATATCGTCTTCAATGATAAAGATATAATCACAACCTTTATCGTAGAGATATTGCATAGCTTTGTTTTTAGACTTACCAACACCTAGATTTTCTTCATTTTGAAGCCAAACACCTGGATATGAAAGATTAAGTTTATTTTTTACGTCACCATCATTTACAACAACTAACGTGTCAATTTTTGTTATTGGAATTGTGCGTAATAAATTGCTAAGATATTCCGGTCTATTACAGGTTATAATACCTACACCTATTTTAGTCATAACATATTGTAATAAATAATAGATATATGTCAACTGCAAAAATAGGTTTCAATCAACTACCTGAAGCCGGGGAAGTAAAAAACGGTGACTTTTTTGTCCTCGAGGACGTAATTCAGGCTAAAAAAATTAATTTTAAAAACATTATATTTGGTTTAGAAAATGTAACTTTTGCATCAACCCTATCAGCGCAATCAACAGACATTGTTTCGTTATCTGCTAATGTTGAATCACTTTCCGGTCAGCTATATAATGAGTCAAATTCATTAACAAGTCTTTTAAACACAACGGTTCAATCCGCAACAGCTGCTTTTGTAAATGTTTTATTCCCAATAGGTACTGTTATATATACCGCAGTTAATACTAACCCTGGTACGTATATAACTAATACAGTATGGGATCAAGTAGCTCAAGGGCTGTTTATTGCTGGTGTTGGTTCTGGTGTTGATAAAAACGGTAACGGTTTTGTAGTTGGTGAAGGATTAGCTGCTAATAACTTTAATACCGGTGAGTATGAACATCAATTAACTATTGACGAACTACCATCACATACACACACTTTTCAACCAAAAGAAGGTGGAAATACTAGCATTGCTGGTATATACACTGAAAGTGCAGCTGGGCCAGGAGGTAAATTAGCAGCCATAACATCTAGTTCTACAGGTGGTAACGATTCACATAATAACATACCACCTCTTTACGGTTTATATGTTTGGTCAAGAATAGGTTAAAAAATGGAACTAGGCATATTAAGATTACCTGAGTCATTTACAATTAATAATGATAATAGATTCATTGTTCAGATTGCAACTGATTTGAATGAAGGTGTTACTGAACAGTTACTTTTCTCAAATATTAAGTTTGGTTATGATAATGTAACTTTTAATTATTCTATTTCAAGCCACTCAACAGAAATAGAATATGTTTCGTCTCAAGTAGGTATGTTATCAGGTGAAATAGATTATGTTTTAAATAATTTTAAATCGTTCTCAGAACAATATATTGCAAATGCATTTAAAGATTTAAATTATAATTTAAACCCTATAGGTACTATTAGATGTACATCAACCCCTACTAGCCCTAGTGTGTATATTCCTAATACATTCTGGGAATTAGTTGGTCAAGGCAATTTTATTGCAGGCGTTGGTAATATAATATCAAACGGTGGTTTATATTCTAATGGTGATAAGAACGGTAAACCAGTTACATTTAATCAAGGAAATTCTGCAACTAATACTACCGACGGTAATTTTGATTTAGGTGAATATGTGCACCCGTTAAGTACATTGGAGATGCCTGTTCATAATCACGAAGCTAATATGTACGGTGAAACCAATGCAAGTATTGCCGGTCTATATGCAGAAAGCGCAGGTAGTCCAGAAAAAACATCACCGCCAAATTTGCCAAACGAAATTATAGCCCCAGTCCTGTCTGATCCTACAGGTGGTAATGACCCTCATAATAATTTACCACCATTATATGGTTTATATTTCTGGAGACGTGTAGGACCACCAGCTGTTGTTGAAAACATAAGCGATACTGGTTCATTAACTCCTATACCTACACCGACACCTCCATCGTTATATGGATTGACAATACAAATTGATCCGTTTGCGGTACCTGCAGCTGGTAACGTATCAGACTTATCTAATGGAAGTATAATATGGACAACAAATCAAACGTATTATTATCCAGCAGGCACTACAGTTACATTCCAAAGTGAAGCAATTCCTGGTTGGGTAGTTACATCACCAAATGCTTGGGCTGGTGCTGATGCAGGCGATCTTATTAACGGCACAGCTGGTGTTGATATAATTCCTGGTACTATTAATCAAAATAGTATACTAATGAATGGTAATAAGAGTATTATTGCCCAGTATGATTTAGCTTAATCAAACTTAGCGCCAGTCTTTTTAACAAAGTCCTTAATCTTTGCTAATTCACCAGCTAACGCAACTTCTTGCTTTTGAAGCTGTTTCTGTGATTCGAGAAGTCTTTGCATCTCGTCAAGATTTTCAGGGTTAAAAAGACTGTCAGGTGAATTTACATCTCCACCAATCAAGTCACCGTCAGTGTCTAGATACCATTTGATCATCTGAATTCTTTCGACTCTTGAACCAAATATTTCTATAATACCAGGACAGTCATCAGAAGGAAAAAACGGTGTTCTACCTAAACCATGTTTATATTGGTTATTAAGACCCTTAAAAATTGCATCTATTTCTTTTATATAAGTTTCATCAATTTCTCTCTTACCATTATCTTCAATCTGTACTGGGGAAGCTTTTGTAATAGGCAAAAAGAAAATAATATCCAAAAGTTTCATACTTTCTTTTATCACTGGTATACATTTGCTGATAAACTTATCGTCTATCTTTCCAACTTTTTTATCATTACACCAAAGTGAATATACCAAGTTGTCTAAAGTGCATCTATCAAATATAATATTATCCTTTTTACCATATTTTTGCATTTCCTCAACCATAAGATTGAGTATCTTCCATTGGGTATCTTTATTTGTTTTCTTGCTATGTATTAACTTTTGTTCTGATAGCAAGTTTCTATATGTAGTGCTTTCTGTTTTAAAGTTTGGCCAAGTTTCTAAAAAATCTTTAATTAAAGTCGACTTACCCTGATTTGTTGTACCTGAAATAGCTATACGCATTTAATTAATTAGTTTTGTATGCGTTACTATCAACGTCTATTATCATATAAATATAGATATGAAGATTGTAAGCATTATCATCACTCTTTCAGTATTATTTTTAACTGGTTGTAATATAATACCTAAGCTTCCTAGTTTTGATGGTCCTGATACAACAAAAAGCAATAAAATAATTTCAGATGGTAATATAGCAAAAGATGCTGTAAAACAATTAAGCGAATCTGATAGAAAAATAAGAGAAGCTCAATTAAAAATGGAGCAAGACTATGCAAATTTTCGTAAAGAATTAACTGAAGCTTATCAACAAAGGGAAGAAGTAGATTTTGCTAACTTTTATGAAATAAGCAAAATAAACTACGGTATATATTATGCAACTACACCATATGTCAGTAATGATATTAATTTTCAAATTGCAAATTTACGTTCAAAAGAAAATATGGCTCGTTTAGATCCTGTTACAGAAGAGGATAAAAAAATTATTGAACAACAGGTAGAGACAGAAAGAAATAAAACTCAAAACGATTTAGATAAAACTTACAAGGTAAAAGTTGATGAAGGTTATAAAGCAGCTAAAGCTTATGACGAGGCTACTTTGTTAATTGAACAAAAAGAAGCTGAGAAAGCAAAAATAAGACAAGAAAATAAAGAAGCTATTGAAAGATTGCAAGCTGAAAGAGCTGCTGAAGTTGAGAGAATTCAAAAAGAAACTCAAGATAAAATTAACCAAGCTAAAGAACAACAACGTTTAGAAATTATAGGTTGGATCGTTAAGTCGTTAGGTGCTATAGGTATACTATTATTTGTTGTAGGTTTATTAATGAAAAGTCCTTCATTTATATTATCCGGTATATTAAGTCTTGGTTTAGCTTATATTGCAGCTATGGTACCGTTCTGGATAATTGCTGTAGCGACTGGATTGATTATATTAGCTATGATTGTGGTGAATCCAAAGACTGGTAAGATTGCGTTTTTAGAAAAAACAAATTCAGTAAAATCTAAACCGGTTACGATAGTAAAATCTACAAAAAGAAATTACTCTAAGTCTAAAAGAAGGTAAAAAGTTTAATTTATTTTATTAAACTACTTTAGCACCTAATTTGCCACCCACACGTAATTGACCACTCGGTGTAACGTTAGTTAATTGAGCTTGTATTGCAGCAGTTAACGCTTGTGTAAGAGCAGCTTCATCTTTCACAGGCATGTTTAATTTTTTTAAGTCGTTAACAGTATTTGCTACTGTTCTCTGAATAGCTGTTGTATATTTTGCAACGTCTCCTACCATTTTACCTGTAGTGATCGTTTTTTTACCAGCTTTTGAAATTTCTTTACCAACTTGTTTTGCTGTAGAACTACCTAAAGCGCCGCCAACTTTACCAATCGCCTGGCCTGTAAGTTCTTGAGCTTTACCTTTTATTTGTTGGCCTAGACCTTTAACTGCTCCCATAGCTTGAGCTCCTCTTGTAGCAATTCTATCAAAAAGACCTTCTTGGATAATCTCTTGTTTAGAAGAAGTTTTTACATACGTTTCAAAAATGGCATTAGTATCCTTATTCATATAATAATATTTAATTAATTTAAGTCTAAAAGATATTGAAGATGGTTTAATTCGCCTTCTATTTCATCAACAATATTTTTCAAATCATGGTCAGAATCTGTTAAAACATCTACGCGTAAATAAGAAATTAAATCTCTTTTCTTATTACCTATTACCTTTTTAACATCGGTATCTTCTGTTAAACTATCCACACTAAAAGAATACACTGTAGAAGACAATGTCTTACCATACTTACCATAATATGTCTCTACAAATGTATCAAAAAGATCGTCCAGCTTATCATAAGCCTTTCCTAATGCTTTATGCTGTGAATAAGAAAAGGTTTGCCAGTGGTATACTTTTAACTGGTTTTGAAATGATAGAAACGGTACTAGCTTCATATCATTATTTATCAGTCTAATTACACTTTTAATGCCTTATCCCAAATCTGCAAATGTAATCTGTTTGAGAATTTAAACCCATGTTTCTTACAAATGTCAGCTACGGCCGGACCCACTTCAACAAGTTCTTTACGAGAACCGCACATAGGCATAACCCAAACACGATCAGGTGGGAGATCAATAAGGGGATTATTAATATAGTTTTTAAACACTTCATCTAAATCTGATTCTTGACGAGCTACGAATTTAAAACACGCTTTATGCTCTACAAGAAAACGTAACACGTCTGGTTTATAACGTTTTTCAACCGGGTCACCATTATTAGAAAGTTTAGGTGAAGTGGTAAACGTTACCACTGCTCCGATATTAAACCATTCCGGGTCAGGCATGATAGTACCGTTTGTTTCAAAATCGATAAGAAGATAAGGACGGTTTACAGGGCCAACAGAATAGTCGTGAGTACCATCTTCAAACTTCCAACGTTTAATAATAAACTTTACCCATTCGAGAAGATTCTTTTGCTGGATAAAAGGCTCACCACCTGTTAACTTAAGTAATGCGCCTTCCCGGAGACGTCGTTCGTAACCATGCTTTTCAAAATATTCAGCAACCTCTTCAAATGTCATTTTATTTTTTTTAGACCAGCTAACGTAACTGTCACATCCAAACGGAGCATCTTCACTCTTAAAGCCAATACATGTGAGATTGCACATAGACATTCTCATAAACACCGAAGGCCATCCAATATACTCACCCTCACCTTCAAGAGTATAAAATACAAAATCATCTGATAAGAATAAAGTTTTATCCATACCGTATTATAATATAAATATAGTTGATGTCAAACAAAAAATTTCGAAAAAATAGGAAATATAGTAATAGTAATAAAGACATAGAAGTAGAAGAATTAGAAAAAACAGTAAAAACGACAAAGTGGGAATATGATTTCGATGTAACAAATAAGTTTAATTTTACTGATGTACAAAACGATTTTTTAAATATAATTCAAAATGATAATACGCATGCTGTAATTGTCGATGGTCCAGCAGGTAGTGCTAAAACATATTTAGCAGTATTAGCAGCCCTTAAATTAATTAGTAAGCGTAAGTTAGAGAGTTTAGTTTATATTCGAAGTATAGTAGAGAGTGCTAACAAGAGTATAGGCTCATTACCAGGTGAAATTGAAGAGAAGTTTCTTCCGTGGTCAATGCCTTTAAATGATAAACTAGAAGAACTCATTTCTCCAACGGTGATAAAGAATCTCTTAAGTACCAATGTGATTAAATGTTTACCTGTTAATTTCATAAGAGGATTAACGTTTAGAGATAGTTTTGTTATAGTTGATGAAGCTCAAAACTTAACTTTATCTGAACTTACAACCATTTTAACAAGATTCGGTAAAAATAGTAAATATGTAATTGCTGGGGATTCTCTTCAGGCTGACATTGGAAAGCTGTCAGGGTTTACCAAAATTTTAAACGGCTTTAATAAAGACGAAAGTAAAGAAAAAGGAATACACACTTACAAATTTACTGATAATGAAATTGTAAGAAGTGAAATTTTAAAGTATATTGTCAGTGTTCTTAAGAGTATTACATAATTCTCTTAATTCTCTAACCGACTCTTCATAACTTATAATCTTTATTTTACCAGGTGGGTTAAAGGCTGGTTTTTTATCTGACTTATCTTCTAGAATGGAATTCATTTTTGCGTTTACATTCCTTTCTAACTCCACCGATTTAGGATCTCGTTCAGAAAATGAAATTATTTGCGTCTGTGGTAATTGAACATTTATTACAGGACCAACCCCGTGGATTAAATTCCCGTAAATGTCTCTTAATTTCATTTTCAAAATTATTTAGTTTCCCCAGGATGTACCTTTAAACAAATCCTTGAAAGAATTTGAAGATTTAGGGTAATGTAATGGAGGGCAGTTTAATTTTTCCGGTTGAGGTGGTTGTATTGTTTCTTGACTAACTGTTTCGTTTACAACTGATTGAACTTCAACTTTTGGTTGCTCTGCGACTTTAACAGTATCATCTTCTACTTTATTAGTAGAGGCAACGTTATTGATTGCAATT